CGACGAGCCAAATTTCGCGCCAGCAGCCAGCACGTTGATATACCGGTCGGCTTCACTGGCTCCCGCCCCAAACTGGTTTAATGACAGGGCCAGCGTTCGGGTGGCATCCGGAAGCGTGGTCCCAGCGGCCTGGGCCAGCGTTAACGCGCTTTTGGTCGCCGCCGTCAGCCCCGCAGAGGTGCTCAGCAGTTCAGGCTTTGCCGAAGCCATCAGCTTAATCGCCTCAGCGGCCTGTGATGCGCTGTATTCCGTTGTGCGGCCCATTTCCTGCGCCGCCTGATCGTACAGTTTCATCTGCGCACTGGTGGCACCGGTGATAGCCTGCAAATCCGACAACGACTGGCTGTACTGCCGCGTGGTGCTGATAATGGTACCCAGCGATAACCCCGCCCCGGCAAAACCTGCCAGCCTGCCTGCCAGCCCCGATACCGAAGCGGAAACACGCTTATAGGCATCCTCCGTCTTTTTCGCATCAGCCCGGGCATTGCGGTTAAACTGGCGTGACTGACTCTCAGCGCTGCCGTAGGCGCTCATCAGCTGCGATTTAAAGTTCGCTGCATTCAGATGCAGCCCAACGGCAAGAGAGGCAACGTCACCCATTACATTAATACCTTCATGACTGCCGCACACTGCGCATCCAGACTCGGATTCACGGCAGCGGTGGGGGATTTAACAGGGGGCGGGTTATTGTCAGAACCTTCTGGCGAAGGCTTTTTGAAAATGCCCTGTTTGAGGAAGAAAGCACGCCAGTGAAAAAGCGTGTCAGCCGGAAGCGCCGCAATTTTTGACGGGTCAGGCTCGCCCCAGCGGTCGGCCAGCCAGAAAATCAGCTCCAGCCAGGGCGAGTCACTCAGTTTTTTTCGGCAGTTTCCAGCTTACCGATGCCGTGCTTTTTCACTTTGTCGATGGCGTCCAGAAGCGCAACGTTATCGTGTGCCGCCAGCAGCTCCTTCGCCGTGGGTTTGTCTTTGGCTTTAATCGGGGAGCCGTCAGGCTGAACCAGACTGTCGATAACAATCTGTACGCTCAGCTCTGACGCCATGCGGACGTTGCCAGAGGTCTGTGCCTCGATGAGCGCATCTTCATGATCAATAAGCTCAGCCGCCGTCAGCCGGCGAAGGTAAACCTTTGTACCGAAGATTTCGGTTTTAATTGGAGAGGGTTTTGCGCTGAGCAGGGCCTTTTTCAGTTCGGAGAGGCTAAATTCAGACATGATGTATCCTGTTTTTCAGACGAAAAAAAACCGCCCGGAGGCGGTGTGTAACGGGAAACGGATTACGCGCCGGCATCTGGCGCCGGGGCGGCAATTCCCCATTTAATGTTGTTTTGCTTACCCTGCACCGTAATCTGGATAACTTCACTGGCAGGCGCTGTGATTTCGTTCATCTGCCAGCCTGAAAGCGCAAGGATCATTGAAGCCGTTCGTTTGTTCGGCAACTCAACATAAAACTGAACGGTCTTACGCTGTTCTGCAGCATTGAGGAACGCGGTGAAATCTTCGTTTTCCGGGTCGTCAATGAATCCCAGCGATTTTTCCGGCCCTTCCGGAAGGTCGGATATTGACTGCTTACTCTTGTCCAGCAGGGTGGTACAGTCGACAAATCCTCCCGTCTGACCTGTCGCGCCCAGCGCCTTACAGTTAATCAGGGGTTTAAGTGCCGCCACGGCGGCCCCCACCTCGCCGAACTTCACCACAGTCCCGGCAGGAAGCATCGCGTACTCAGGGGATGATTTTGGCGTGTTATTTTCATCAGCCATAATGATTCTCTCTTAAATAGTGGGCAGCGGTTGCTACCTGTTCTGAATGCCATTGCGGATTTCTACGGTCAGAATGCGCAGAACCTGCTGGACGTTGTAATCCAGTGCCGGACGGATGAACGGATCGGCAACCTGTTTAACCGTACCGAACTCCTGGGCCAGCGCTTTCATGTAATGCTTCTTGCTGGGGCCAACCCGAAGGGTGACCACCGTATTTCCGCGACCTTTCCGCGTGGATGCGCGAACTTTGATGGAATCACGCATATGCTCTGAAGAGGACGCATCATCGAAGCCGGCATGTTGTTTCATGTCTTCTTCAACCACTTTCAGCGCCTCACGCCCCGCGTCACGTAACACCTTCGTGCCGACCTTTTCACCGAGTGCGATAAGCTGCCGCTCCAGCTCGTCCAGCCCTTTTACATCCATAGTGATCATGGTGAGGTGTCCCGGTAGTGAAAGGTGAAATCCCGGACGAGCCGGTACTGAATATTGCCGCTGGTCAGTACCGATTTACTCTGTTGTATTCCACCCCGAACCACATTCTGCACGGGAAAGCCCTCCAGCTGGCCATGCACGATAGCGGTCCATTCCGCGCTGATTTTCTTATCCAGCTGTAACAGGCGGGTGTAGTCATTAAGCAGATGGATCGCTATCTGGAAGCGGCCTGCAATCAGGCCTGTGCGCAACAGTCCGGCGTACAACTCCGGATCGGAGATACGCTGGTAAGTAATTCCCTCCTGCAGCTCATCAGGCAGGAGCAGAGGGTAAACATCCAGCCCGGTCAGGCGTTCAAGTGCTGTCTTTAATGCCAGCTCGATCATGACGTGCGTCGGCCTCCCCTGTGATGATGAAGCGGTCCGCAAGACGTTCGACGTTACGAACGGTATAAACCCGGTCAGACGTCGTTATTTTCCAGCCGATATCAATATTCAGGTTCGGATGAGTGGTAAAAAGACACGTTTCAACAACTTGCTGTTGATCCAGTGTGCGGACCTTTCTGCCCGATACCAGCTCGCGCTTCGCCCAGGCTTTCCCGGTCGCGATCAGTTGTTCCGGCAGGTGTTCACCCAGCGGTCCACGACCAGATTGCATATACCCTATTGAAAGACGGCAGGTCATCTCTTCCGGTTTCAGGCTCATACGGTGTTCTCCTGCAACGGGAAAAGGAGATGCCGGACCGCAGCCGTCTCCAGCCACTGACCGGTGAAACCATTCAGATACGCATCCCCGACCAGATACTGCATGGCCAGCTGGATATCTTCATCTGCCACAAAACCGCGTACACCTTCCGGCAGCGCCTGCAGTTCGTCGTCGCTTCCCACCAGTTTGCAGTAGTAGTCACGTTCAATACTCTTCTGCGCAGCCGCCACCATTTTAGTGAGCATGCCGTCATGCTCCGTGAAATCCGGCTCCAGACGGAGCTGGGTTTTCACGTCATCCAATGTCAGTATCATGGTCATCGGCTCCCTTGCGGGGACTCAGCGCCTTTTCCGCATCTTCTGGCCATACCGCGATATGGCGTTCAACCAGTTTCTCTGCGTACTCAGCATCAAAACAGGCCGTATCACCGCGTGAATAACGATGATAGGGTCCCAGGAAAAAAACCGCTTTCCGCGCCACTTCTGCTCCCGTCAGGCCCGTAGCCCCGTTTGTTTCACTTCCGGTAAGATCAACACCTGCCTCACCTGAACCCGCTGCAGTATTCTGACCGTCATCCCCGTCCACTGTATTTTCCGGTGTCAGTTCATCCGGCTTTTTCACATCCCCGGCTGCAGCCGCCGCTGCCGCTGCTTTTGCCGCTTTCGTTGTCATCTTTTTGCTCCTGAAAAGAAAAAACCCGCTGCTGCGGGCCTGGGAATTACGTGCTTTTACTCTGTGCGACCGTGGTCGCACAGAGTACAGGACCGGTTAAAACAGCACTTTTGTCCCGAGTACAAGACCTTCCGGATGACGGAAACCGATATCGTGCTCCGTCACCACGCGGATCAACGACTGGTTACGGGAGAACGCGGAAACCAGATTGCCATCCCCGTCCTGGTAGGAGGCTTCCTGCGAGAACGACACCTTCATGTTGCCGTCTTCACCGATAACCACATCATTAAAGTCCGCGAAGTAAATTTCCGACTCTTTGCCTGCGTCACCGAGGTTTGCCGGGATAGCGCTGGTACGCTGAATCTGAAATCCCTTCAACATCCCCTGGGCCATTTCCGGGTAGACCTTGTTACCGTTACCGTCGCGCAGACCGAATAGTTTCATGTAAGTCCGGTTCGACATGCCCCAGCCGCAGCTGATCATGTTGCTGTTCCCGTCCATAGCCATCAGGATAATGTTGTCGAGATAGGTATCAATCGTCTGCAGATTAACCTCTGCAGCAGCTTCCCACGGCAGCAGGCGGTTCCACTCAGTTGCCCGCGCTTTCATACCGACAGGCGTATCACCGGTACCGTCATCGCGCATAAAGGCTTTATCTTCACGAACAGAAATCGCGGTCAGAATATCCTGCAGGACCAGCTGCTCCACGTTGTAGCCAGCACGACCAATCAGCTGGTTGGAGATAGGCACCATTGCAATCATGGTTTTCGCAGTGAGTTTCACATCATCGAAGCGCGCTTCTGATGTTTTCGCATCCTTGCCTTCCCCGGTGTAGCTCGCCGTCGCACCACCGGCCAGACGCGGCAGCGCCATATTTCCGTTCGGCAGCGGAATGGAGCGCGCGCCCAGCTTACGGACTATGGTGCGATCGCGCAGCAGTTCGATCACCTCGCTGTGCAGGTTTTGCGGAATAAGAACGCCACCTGACGCGGCGGCAGTGTTGATGGCCATCGAGACAGACTGGTCATTCAGTTCTTCAGCTGCAAATTTAGCAGCATCCTGGACGTTACCCTGTGCTGCCGCAATCGACATCACCAGACGGGTCATTCCTGCGCCGGTATATTGCTTTGGCTCTGCTTTAACGCTGATACCCGGAGCCTGTTGTGTACCTTTAACCGGTTTGGCAACAAGCGCTGCAGCACGTTCAGCTGCTTCCAGACGCTCCATTTTGGCACTGATATCTGTAAACTGCTGCTGCAGGCTGGCAAATTCGGTTAACTGCTCCGCTGTCAGCGTTCCACCGGTAGCTTCAATCGTGGCCAGGGCCTGTACCTGTTCATTAATACCCGCACGCTGACGACGTAATTCTTCAATCTGTGGCATAGTTTTCTCTCTTTTTGGCATAAAAAAAGCAGCCAACAGGCTGCTTTTTGGTAATGACGCATTAGCGCCGGGTCACATTCTGGTTTGCAGGTCCATCGCGGCGGCCTGCAACTTTATGGAAGTGGTTTGTTGAGGTTGTTTGTACTTTGCTGCAATGGCATTAATCGCAGACTGAGGATCCGAAACTTCATCGGCAAGCCCAGCAGAAATGGAATCAGCGCCGAAATAGATTCCGGCCTGCGTGTTAATCACCGTCTGAGGGGCAAGATTCCGGTATTCCGCTACAGAGGTAATAAACGTCTCGTACATATCGTCAATCATCCTCTGGAACATTCCCCGAGCGTCTTCACTCAGTGGCTCATGTTGTGTACCGTTATTTTTGTTATCTCCCCGAAAAATCGTGGTGAATGTTAACCCCATTTGCTCTTCCATCCTGGAAGTATCCAGGTGTTCCATAATCACTCCAATCGAGCCGACTCCACTGGTCTGGCTGACTACAATTTTGCTGCAGGCCGAAGCGATAAAGTAAGCCGCAGAATAGGCGCTGTAGTTCACAATTGCAGTAATAGGCTTAGTTTGACGTGACTGGAAAATATAATCGGCCAGTTCCTTGCATCCAACCGCCGCACCACCACCAGAATTTATATCCAGCACAATTTCACTGATGGAAGGGTCATTTAATGCAGCATGCACCTGGCTACGTATGCGCTCATAGCTGGTAAGTTCAGAACACATTGCAGTAATTTGCCCACGACGCGGAACCAGAATGCCGTGAACAGGAATAACTGCCATTCCACCAGCTGGTTGAACCAAATCTGGCGCCTGATTGTTATCAGGCTCCTGCGTCATGTGAATTCCAGCCTCTTCTGATAATCCCTGAATACGGGGAACCAGCACAGCTTTTACAGAATCCATTGTCTGTCGTGTCACGTAATGTGGAACACCAAAGACCATAGCCGCCAGGTGCGGCAGATTAATTAAATTTTTTGTCATGATGTTTACCAGGTCAGCCCGCGCTGCGGGTGATATTCAGTTTCTGGACAGAATAGAGTTGATTTCTGCCAGTTGTTTTGCTGTTGGCGTGTTATCGCCAGGTAAGATTTGTTTACTGTCGACCATATTCAGAGGCGTCAGGTATTTGTCCCCTCCGGCGATGGGTGGAAGGTTCTCCATGCGGCGAATGTCGTTAACCGATAACCAGCCCCACTGGCGGCCTAGTGCATAAGATTCATAGCGTGACTTCTGATCCCCGCGCAGCAGGCCAGAAACATTGAATTCAATGTACAGATCACCGCGCTCGCTGGGTAAAAGCAGATCGCGCATTAATGCGCCTTCATGACGCTTCAGCCAGGCCAACAGCGTGTACATCACAAACTGCAGCCCCTGGTGCTCAATGTTGTTATTCGTGGCTTTCGCCAGCATCTGCACCATATGAGGCGGGATTTTATAGAGTCGGCACACTTCCTCCACGCCCCACTGACGGGACTGCAACAGCTGCGCTTTCTCATTGTCCTGAGATAACTGCTTGTAGCTCATCCCTTCCTGAAGCAATGCAACCGAGAAGGCGTTTCTGACGCCGGAATATCTGTCCGTCCACTTTGCCAGCAGGCGGTCGATAGCATCCTGGCTTTTGATCGTCGGAGCGTCTTTTGGACGCTCAATAACGCCGCTCATCGTTGTACCACGGCGAAAGACCTGAGAAGCATGCTCTTCCACGGCGAGGTTTAGCCCAAGAACATCCGCGTTCGTCTGGATTGGGGAACTGCCGATATAGCCATCCAGTGAGAAGACCTTCACATGATGCATCATGCGCATTGGCAACGTTTCGCCAATTTCGGGTAGTTCATAATATGGCATCCCATCCGGACCTTTCAGGACAATGACCTTTTGGGGATTAACCGGGATTAATTCGCGGGGATAACCTTTCCCGTCCCTGTCGATGATCGAGTAGCAATTCCCCTCCAGACCAAGCAGGCCCTGCTGCTGTTCAAAGTATTCAAATGAAGTGTCTTTTTTGTTGGGCTGGGAATGAATCAGATCATAAACAGGGTGGTCAGTCGCCCGTTCACGGCCTCCGTTAGCGCCTCGCCTGTAAAGTTCACACGGCAGTTGCGCCACCGATTCTGCCAGAAGCGTTACACATGCCCGGACCGCCGATAACGCCATTGCGGTTTCAGAAGTGATAATGATCCCCGCCTTGCTCTGGCTGGAACTCACACCACCCAGCATCGCCTGCCAGAAACTACCACCAGACTGAGATTTACCCCGAAACATCTGGGGAATGAACATTATTCACCCCCTGATTTAATTACGCTGGCAGACATTGATTTCGCGATTAAAAATGACCACAGCAGGCAGATTGAACCGCCAGTAATAAGCCCGGCTGCAGGTGAAATAAGCCAGGCACCGGCAGACAGTAATGCGGCTCCGGCGAGGCCGATAAAAAAACTTAAAAACGTCATTAGCATGCTACATCTTCCTCGTCGTAAACGGATGAATTACTCGCCCGGCTATTCAACATTGCCCGTCCGATTGCCATAATCAGCGAAACCGCGCCATCGATTTTGTTTTCGTTCTGCTCTTTGATGGGTTTAACCACATCGTCATTACCGGGCAAATACTTCCCGACGACGTTGCTGATACACCAGCTCATAATCGGGTTCCCGTCGTGATGAAAGCGGCCTGACTCAATGGCGGCTTCCAGCTCCTTCGTCGGATCAGACATATTGGTGTAGTTCTGAACGATAGTGATCGGATTAAGGCTTTCATCCGCCAGATCATGTGAAAGCCCCGTCGCGCCGAACGGGTCAATCGGTGACTCACTGACTGGGTTGAGCTTGTTTGCCGCCTTGGCCTCTTCAAGGATGTAGCGGTAATCAACTTCAGCGCCATCAGTAACTGTAAGCAGTCCCATTTCAACCCATTTCTGAAATCGCTCCGCAGTACGACGATCTTCGTTCTTTTCAACGCTGAATACTGCGTCGTAGGGAACCCAGAAGCGGGGAGCAACGCTGTAGTAATGTGTCTTGCCGTCAATTTCCCTGGTGAACAACCGCGCCATACTGTTCATATCCAGCTTGCGCGCCAGGTCGAAAGACAGAACACATGGCTGTCCTTCGAATTGCTCCAGCGTAAGTGTCTTATCCTCACAGTTCTGCCAGGAAACCAGGTTGTAGAAAGCGGCACGGGCTGCAACCCAGATGTTGAGGTGTTTAGTTTTAAATACACCAGCCTGACGGGCGTTATTAATAGCTCTCTGTTGCTGGCTGAGGAGAAAGTCACGATAGACCGACACGCCCATATTCGGGTTAGCTTTTTCCAGCACTTTAGGATCGGTCCAGTCATCCCCCTCGTCGACGGTGTATATCACGCCGAACAATTCCTCATTCGGTACTGTGCCGTTCAGCATCTCAATCACTTCACGCCGTTTGTCGTAGCATGGACCCTCAATGTTGTAACCCGCCGTCGTGATCGCCCACATTAGTGGTTGTCGCCGCGCCCCCATACCCGTCAGCATAGTGGTGTAGAGCGAATCTGTGGGATGTTCGTGATACTCGTCAACAATCGCACAGTGCGGTGAAGCGCCGTCCCCAGGGTTACCAATCAGCGGCTCAAAACGCGCGCCATCTTCTGGCCGGTTCAGGTTGGACGCATTAACTTCAATCCCAAACGCTTCCACCAGCAGCGGGGTGCGCTTACACATCAGACGAGCTGGCCTGAATACTTCCCACGCCTGTTTTTCAGTTGTGGCCCCGGAATATACTTCAGCGCCAAACTCGTTATCACAGGTAAAACAGTACAGCGCCACACCTGCCGAAATAGCTGATTTCCCATTTTTACGCGGTATCTCCGTGTAAACCTCGCGAAATCGTCGAAGCTTCGACCCTTTCTGGACCCAGCCAAAGGCGCAGCACACAATAAACAGTTGCCATGCCTCCAGAGTGATCGGCATCCGCTTGAATGCCCACTCTCCTTTTGTATGTGGCAACAACTGGATAAATTTCGCGGCCTTTTCTGCCATGTCTTTATCGAAGCGGTAACGAAATTTCTTACTCTTTTCAGCCGCCATGTCATCGATATGACGTTGGCAGGCATGAATGACAAACTGGCACGCCGGAATTTTCCCCCGCACAACGTTGCGGGCGTATTGATTCGCGGCGTTTACGTTGGGGTACGATTTCCGGCTCATGAGTTGATCATCTTCAGGAATGGGTTAGAGATTTTCTTCTGTCCGGCAAGGCCGATTAGGCGTTGTCGACTGCTGGGATCAAGACCAAGCATGGAGCCGGTAGAGCTCATCTCCGACTCCTGCTCTTTCTTTGCGGTTAGCTCAGGGTTTTTTATCTTCCCCCCCATAGCACCAGTGATAGTCAGCCCTTCTCTGGCGATATTTTTAACCGCCCTGCGCCAGAACTCATATGCAACACACCAGCGCTCAAGTACGGCAAGATCGGTAACACACAGTAATCCCTGTCCACATAATTCTTTCGTGGTCAGTTCCCACATGACGGCCGCCATTGGCAGACCATCATCCTCAGAAAACCAGTCAGGTGGTGCCACACCTTTAATCGGTGTGAATACAGGTTCCTCTTTATTCAGGGCTCGTTTGCCGGGGTTCCCTGCCAGCTCCTTGCGCGCCGTTGGCTTGGGGCGACGCCCGGAACGCCCCGCCGTTCCAGCCATAAGCGACACTCCTGGTTAAATTTCATTTTTCGCGGGTATAAAAATACGAGGAAGCGGGCAGTCCTGAAAGGCGAAAGGGGTCAGGGATTTGATCCCCCCTCCCCCTGGCCTGTGTGGGCATCAATCAAGATGGAAATCATCATTCAGGTTGCGCCGACGACCGCTGCTCGCATTGTGCGGACAGGCATTAGAATTATGCCCTGACTGCCCACAATAGCTGCAGCGCAGGTTGGCGCGGCGGGAGGAACCACTCCATGTTTTAGGGCAGTTCGCGTATGTATGAAGCCGTGAACCACAGTATGTGCAATGGGTATAACTCATCGGATACGCTCTCTTGCCGTCTTCGCTCTGTGGCATTCCCAGCACAACGACTCAAGATTGGAATCGTCATCAGTACCGCCATGAGCTTTTGGAATGATGTGGTCAACGCTGGTCGCTTTCTTAGCGATCTTCTGTCGGCGATGGTTCTGGCAAAGGTATTTATCACGCTGAAGGATACGCGCTCGTTTAATTTCCCAGAGTCGCCCATATCCACGCTCTTGCCTGCTCTTTCCTGACTGATAACTCCGCCAGCCGTCACCAGCATGTTGCTGTCGGTGTTGGTCACAATATCCGCTGACATCATTGGTGATTGCCGCACAGCCTTTGTGTCGGCATGGGCGTTTAGCGCGTGCTGGCATCGGTATTGTCCTGTTTCATTGATAAAAATTGTGTAATGTGGGGAAATAAAACGGTAGATGAAAATGCTCATAAAACGCGAGAAGCTGCCCAGTCTCCCCGTAGCAGGGCTGATAGCTGGAAAGGCCCCATAAAAGACAATAACTATCATTATCAGTTTGAGATATGAGCGACACCTGCGAGATAAGTCAAAACGACAATTCACCTTACCAAAGCTTACTAGTGAAAGATTGTCTTTGATATGCAGGCATTATGTGCATAAAAAGCCACCGGCGGATGCTAGTGGCCTTTTAAGAAGGATGTTGTAATACTATGTATTATATAGGGAAACACAATATTCTTTCACATCAGTTTTTGATATTTTTTTTTCCATATACCCATTATGGTATTCGAGTGAAAAACGCCCCCATTTTTCTGAATACAATTCTTCATATTGAGACTTCTTTTTTTCACTTAACTCAAGATACGTCTGGAAAACTTTCCAACGTTTAATGCATTCATACATAAGCGCTGCAACCCGTTCTAAATGAACATTGTCATTTGGGTCATCCCAGTAGATAGTGTCAGGAAGAAACGATATATTTGATGCATAATCAACCAGTGCTGCGATCCACTTGGCTTTAGCTACCTCGATTTTCTCTTCTTTCCATGCGTTTAAAGTTCTCTTGGCGAAAACTAAAGCAACTACCGCTGCAATAGCAGCAACCCATGTCCCAACCATAGACCATATAGCAATTTTATCAGTTAATGACATACACCCTCCAAACGAAAGGGGAATATTAGCACTATCCCAAGCACTCCATGAAAGCCTGATAGTTTAAGAGAAGCAATGACCCAAATTAACCAGTACTGCTTTCTTTTCCTAAATACGGCGGTCAAGTTCAGTTATTGCATGTGGGCGAATGGCATCGAGAAAGGTATCATCCTGTGCCCCACCGAGTCGTAAATGCGCTCACACGTCATTCCCGCCCGGTAGCGTTCGTCAGCGATTGCAGCATATCGTTTAGCTTCTTCTGCAAGACTTCCGAGCATGTTGGCAAGCAATCCTGCGTTGGCTCCGGCTGTTTTGCTTCTGACGGCAGCGGCAAGATCTGAGGTGTGCTTTGCGGCGTCCAGGCGGGCGGCAAGCTTTGTTGCTTCGGCGCGCAACTGGCTAACAGCGGCAGACAGGCCAGCAGCAGTGGCAGCATATTTAGCGGCTTGTGCTTGTGCATCTTTTACAGCCTCATCACGGGCAATAATTCGCCCTTGTTCAATCATGCGGGCTGCGGTCTGCGCGTTCGCTGTTTGCGATGATTCTGCGCTATCGCGTTCCGCCCACTTTTTTTCCCAACCGCGGCTGCTCCATACACTACCCGCGCTGAATGCAACGGCCACCAACAGCAAAATTGCAATGAATTGATAGCGCAGGCTCACTGGTCTATCCCCCAGCACGCCAGCGCGCTTTCCTGGTCTCGTCTTTCTACCTGCCCATAGCAGCCGTTTTTCTGGCCTTTGGTCAGACGACAATCGCGGCCGCCGTCTTTAATCCACCAGCGGATCGCTTCACAGGCACCTCTACGGTCGCCAGCATTAAATCGCTTATAGAACGTAGACGGGAAACATTTTCCGGGGCCGATGTTGTATGGGCAGAAAGACGCAATCCCGACTTTCTGTGGTTCGGTCAGTGGTACCTTGATATTTCGCTCAACCCACGCCAGCGCCTTGTCGCGTTCTATAGCGTTGACCTGGGCGCATTTCTCAGCAAACAGCTTCATACCCTGAACTACTGGCTTACCATCAACCATCGTGGCGCCGCGGCAAATCGTCCAGAGCCCTCCGCTGTCGCGATACGCTGTCAGACTATTACCCTCTTTCTCATCCAGAAACTGATCGAGAATCACGGGTGCGGAAGCCCCGGCAAGAATCAAACCTATGACCGCTGCGCTCAGTTTATTCTTCAGCTTTTGTGGCATAGCCATTGCGACGGTCCTCCCGTTCTTTCCAGCGGAAATACCAGTTCACTGCACAGGTGATAACTGTGCATGCGATACCGACAATAATTGCCCAGTCGCTCAGGTTTAACCCTGCAATTCTGTCGGCCAACATCCAGGACACCTCTTTTGCTGTTTTAGCTGTTTCGGCATATGCCTTCGCTGATACACCGCAGCCGGTCAGCGTGGTTCCTGTTCCATATGAAAGTCTGCTGTAAATGGTGCTCATTCTGGTCATAGCCTCACCTCCGATTCTTCGGATGGCGCTGTGTGATTAAAGGATCAGGCTTCACGGGCTGGATCTATCAACAAAGCACATAGCGGATGATTCCCGTGAGCCTGAAATGAAAAAGGCCGCTTTGGTAGCCTAAAAATGATGTTTGATAATTTTTCCATCGAGCAAGGTTAGACTAGCCAATTACATTAGCTTGCTCTCCAATTCAATTCCTGATCTACTACTTGGTTCTAGCAACCAATGAAAAAGGATAGATCGTGAATAATGGGAAAAATGAACGATTCAGAGTGTATTTATCCAGTTTTGATGCGGATATTGCAGCACTAACAGAAGCCTGTAAAAGTATCAGCAACAGTCTTAACTCTGTTTTGGAGAGCACAAAAAGAGAGGGATTTATAAACCCGATTCAAGTTTTCATAGATTCTTTAACACTGAATCAGCCAGAAACACATTCTAATATCTGGGTAGCAGTTAATTCATCATGGCAGATCGCAGAAGAAGCCAGGCTAAAACTTGAGAAATTTGGTTATAAGACTGGTGAAATTATTTAAATATCCTCCGGCATAGCCGGAGGTTTTTCTGATTCGCCTATAAGGCTCTATTTCCAGTTGCGTCCTAACAGGCGCATACGATCTTACATATACATCACACTTCGTTACTTATGACCCGTGAACGGGCTACCCGGATAAATGCGCCAAACACCACACCGTAATCGGTTCCGGTTAACAGTTCATAGACACTGGCCCCCGTCAGGACACCACCAGCCAGCCCAGTACCGGAAATCGGATCGGACATTTAGCCCCCTCTTAATTTATGTGTGTCTTCTCAGAAATGAGGGGAATGGCTCCAGATGCAGGCGCTTATACGATACCCTTCTAAGGAGTAAAGAACCTGCAATAGATTAATTACTAAATAATTTTTGAGACTGACCGATTTAAGATCTCTGCCAATCACAATAAGGAAATTTTATGCAACTTTTTCACGGTACGATCCATTCCCTTTCAACTGAAATAGAAAATAGTGGGACGATTGCACACCTGGTTGCTCGCCCCTTTTATGAAGGTGACGATGTAAGCACAACCGATGGTTTTGTTTACTTAACTGACAATATTGGTTACGCCATATATCTGGCACAAAGAAATGCTGTCTACAAAGGAGAGGACATGTGCGCCGTCTATTCAGTAGATGTGAATTACTCAGAATTACTTGCGGACATTGACCAACTAAGAATGAAGCATGGGATGACAGTAGACGATGCAAAAAAATTGACAGCAACTCAGTCTTTACAGATTTCTCAAAGCTGTGCGATTGCACGAAGCTTAGCCATTGGAGGCGATGTAAAAGCCAAGCTATTGCTCCCCTCGGGAAGCAATAGCCAACACCAAGACTACAAATTTATGGCGCAGCTAAGACAACTAAGAAAAACAGGTGACGCCGGACAGGCCTTAAGCTTAGTAAAAGCTGACAATTGGCATCATTTTTGATTGTCTAACGCGGGTCTGTTTATATGCAGACCCGCATCAGGCGATCGTAGTGGTCCCATGAGAACTTTTGCTTCGCCATTGTGACAAATGTCGTCTCCTCTTGTCAGATGCCAAACTCCTGTGATTGTTTTACCCGTTTCCAGATCATCAACAGTGTCATTCGTGTAATACGCTACCTGTACAATGCCTACATGCTGAATCCAGTAATACCCTTCTTTCATACATTCCTCCGCAATACTAAGCAAACAGTATAGAACGGAGCAGATGATGCAGCGTTGCAAGAAACCACAACAAACTCAATGTTTGCTGTCCAAGGTGCACATCCTGGCCTTAGAGCCTCACATCCGATTCTTCGGATGGCGCTGTGTGTATGAAAAGGGTCGCCATATGGCGACCTCTAAACTTTAAATAGGATTTTCTCAATGAACGGCTTCGTGATAAATAATCTGCCCGCCCATACCTGAAATCAGCTTATCTACTCGAATATAATCCGTATAGAAAAAAGATGGAGCATAATCCCAGTGACAGAGTGCGATTTCACGCTTCAGATATGTGTCATAGTAGATAACATGAGCCTTACATGACCTGGTTTTTCCTCCAGATTGCGTGGGGTATCTCATTTTGAATCGGTAATTGTCACTCACATGCTTATTAGCTGATGAGATCATTATTAACTCTGGAACGTTCCAAAAGGTAAAAGTCAGGTACATCATAGCGGTGAGACAAACGCCAAAAAGCCTCTTAACCAGACCTGTTGAGAACTTATTACTTAGGTACACACGCCAAGCAATGAAAACTCCTATCACGAAGGAAGTCCCCACAATAACTGACTTATAAAGCACCCCATCAAAAAGGTATGTGTCGTGAGTTGTTTTGTCTGCCCATGCACACCAGATAACCCAAATGACTACGAAGCAGAATGAAATCAGCTCTACCTTTGTTGGCAACCTCATTATCATTAATCCATTTCTCAACTTCTTTGAAGCGAAATATATCAAATTGACAACTACCTTTGATACCTCGAAGTGAACTTAGACTTGACGCGTCTGGCAGGGATTTAGCCAGCGAGAATTCAATTATGGCTTGAGTGCTTTACCGCTTGTCTACATTCAAATAAAAAAGCCCAAGGCGTCAACCTCAGGCTTGAAAACTCATTTACTGCCAGTGCATACAACAATGGCACAATATCAGATTTACACGAAATATATCCATTTCAGTTCGGTTTTGCAAGACTTACATCCAAATTTGTCGCCTTTTGTTGTGAACGTGATCGCGAAACAGAAAGGAGCGCCTGATTATCAAGGTGCAGGAATTCTTGTTTCATCGCCAGCCAGTGCGGGAGGTAGGTTTCAGTCCAAGTTGGCTTTGATACCCCTACCAGTTGCGCCAGCTGCTGGTACTCGTATGTGCTGCGCCCTGCTAGTTCTGCTTTCACATCCTGAGCAGCAAGCCAAATTAACGCCTTCAACCGTTCGATGGTTTTACCAGCTATCTTTCGAGACCCCATCTGCGACTTGAATTCAGCCCACGCCCACTGAGTAATCAACACCTGACTCTCCCAGCTTACGTTCTCGCTGTAGTTCCACAGTAGCCAGACCTTCTGGGGTTCTTCAAGTGACATCAGCGCCCGGCGCCACGATGCGGTGTAGAATTCTACCGGCTGCACCAGGGGAATATGTGAACCCCTGGCATGCGACTGTTTGCCCGGTATCGGTGGATTATCCAGCGTAATCATTTTCCCGGTCACTTCATCCAGCACTCGAGGTTTTTTACGTTTAAACGTTCCAGTATCGAACTGTGCGTTCTCAAGCCAGGCCATCAACTGCCCTTTCGTCGTACCACTTAAATCGGCGGTGGCCACCATCAACTGCTGGCGCACGTATTCAAGAAATTGAGTGTTCATACAGCACCGCCTATGGTTTTGATGTAGTTCTTCAGTATTCGGTAGTCCGTCAGTACAGAGCCGAGGAAATGGTATAAGCGCAATCTTTGCCAGCGAACGCGGAGGTGATCGGCGAAGTAAGTTTCGAATGTCACGCAGCCTCCTGCTTTTTCAGTGCGCGTAAGTCGGCCAGCGCGGTGAACCTGATTTCCTTCAGCTCTTCAACCGTCCAACGGTGCGGAGTGTTATCGTTCTCGAGAGCCAGCACCGCCTCTTCGCCATAACGTTCCACCAGTGCGGATCGGTATGCTTCGATATTCCCGGATTTATAGACGTTGCAGACATCACACTGAAGATGAATGTTGAAGCGAGTGAAGCGCAGATGCCCAGCAGCTGCCGTGGTACGATAATGACCCGCATGCCAGGCGAGCGCCGTTTTGGTTCTGCAGGAAATGCAGCCCCACCCTTCTGCCAACTCAGTCTCGCGGCAAATGTCGTTTACGGCGCGCTGCGTCAGATCAACCCAGTGCTTAAGCGGCTTAACTGCAGCTTTACGCTGGCGCCAGGCGGCTCGCTCTTTTTTCTCAGTGACGCGCTGTCTGGCAGACTCCTTGCGTTGTGCCGCCTCCCTGGCCTTTCTGATCTGCTCCTTGCCGACGGCGCTGGCGCATTCGTAGCCACAAACCGTCTGCGTATCGCGCATAGGATTGAACCACTGGCGGCATTCTTTGTTGGCACACTTGCGGCGAGGTAACTTAACCATAATCACCCCCACGCCTTGCTTTGCCAGACACGGCTCGGGCGTGGCGCTTTCTCGCTTTCCGGCAACTGCACGCTGATAGTCCAGGTGATATTGTCGCGATTAAGGCTGCGTTCTACCGTGGCGCCGCGTCGGCGATAACTCGCCACCAGCTCGTCTGCCTGCTCGGTTGTGCATTCGTGATGGTGGAACCAGGAATATTTCATCGCCATCACCCCGCAAAGCTCATGAGCTTAGATGCGGCGTTTTCCGCTTCACGCTGGTTTTTGAATGCCCGTGACAACACCCAGCGCCACAGAACATCGAGCGCTGCTTTGTACAGTTGCTGGAACTCGGTTTCATCCATGTTGGCAAAGGCAATGCTGCGGGGGTGTTTGCGAAGTGTGCCGTCAGGCAACTGGATTGCGTCGTAGTGGCCGGATTCGATGATCACCCATGCACGGTATGCGTCATAGGATTTGCAGATGCTGATACTACCGGCGCGCTTATCTGCAATACGGTCGAAATACTGCTCGGCAGCGTCCAGCAGCGAGGCTTCACTTCCTCCAAATGAGGCAAGGTATTTGGCGTAGCCGGTAACCAATTTGCGTTCGTTGGAAGAAATCGCCCCACCGGTGGGTTCCCAGTATTCGAAACCGAGATTGAGTAACGCAAAGAAGCGACGGTGAAAGGCCGGGTTACGTGCCTGCCGGAACTCAGCCACCAGCACAGCACCAAGTTTGAATTTTGATTGCAGTAAATCGCTGGTCTCGGGTGTGGCCGGGATCAGGATATCTGAGGACTGCTTGATTAATTGTAACTGCGCCATGGCACTCTCCGTGGCGCATAAGGTTGTCAGTTGCTCAGACTGACGGAGTCAATTATGGAGGGTTGATTATGGAAAATCAAAGGTCTTCTTCGTCTTGATATTTTAGCCTTTTAGTTTTGATTTTTTGAAGCCTTTCCTCAAGTGCGGGGAGCACCCACGATGCCAGTTCTGTACTAGGGAAGCCATTCTCTTTGCGGATTCCTGAAGCAATCTCGGCAGCTTTTAACCCAAGTAAGGAAAATTGGAATTGTCTCTCTTCAAAAAATTCTCGATGCTCTGGAGGAGACGACATGTATTCACCAGCGAAGTTAATTGCTTTCATAGCCTCATTTTGTTTCATTGGAAGGCTACATATTTCGTACATTGTCTTTGATTTTAGTGACTTCCAGTTTCCCTTAACTAACGAGTAATCAATTTTGTCAGGAATTTTTGTTGTCGTGTCATACTCACCTTGATCACCATTAGGTGATCCATCATCCTGAACAACCTCAGCACACTTAACAGCATAATTTTCAAGAAGGAAGACTAGTTCTGCACAAATGAATTTTCTTTCTGGACTGGACTGTTTATTTTCTTTAAACCACCCAATAAAGTGATTTGCACCATGGCCCATTACTGCCCCGATTACGCCACCGATCATTGAACCAACCCACAGTTCCATTCAAATTTCCTATTTAATGTTAGCTTCTGCTATTTCTATGTAGCCTGGTCAACGTTAAACTTGTCCTGATCTTCTTTCGATTTTGCTGCGATGCTGAAAGTTCACAAATCTAAGGCTCACATTTCCAGAATGTATTCTGAACACCACTCCCCGCGGGTAAATTTGGATTCATATTTGCGCTATGAAGATAAGTAGCTCTCGTTTTACCATATTGGCTACACGCTTTAACAGCTGTCTCATGAAGGCTATCGAGTCCGTACCAGCCATCAGACTGGATACTAACCTTCTCACCGTCGTTGTACTGTACTGCAGCGCAGCCAGATAACATCACAGAAAATACAGTCCCAGCAATCATCCTAGAAAATTTCATATAATCCCTCTCTTTATATTGAGAGGGATTATATGTTATGTCGCGATTTGTTTCGACTGGCACAACTCCGGCAAATTTTTACGCACCAGCGCCTCAGCAAAAGGCGGTAGCGCAGCGAGCAACCTGTTTGTCCTTCGTGTACTTCTTACCCCAATAGTCCTTGTCGATGATGTACCACTCTGAGAAACCCTGCGCACGGTATAGCTCATGCGGTTGCAGCATACGCATACCGACATCAACGATGCGAAAAGTGATGCAGTTTACTGACAATGGTCATACGACCTCCTTAACGTAACTCGCTGAATGCGGAAAATCGCAGGTGCATCTCTGCATCTGTGACAGGGTGAAGAGTTCAGATTGTGGTCGCATTTAAGTCCCCTTAAATGCGCAGAAGTCACCAGAGTTGTTCAGGCTCTGGTGAGGTGATTATGGCTGGTTAATTGTGGGAAATCAAACAATTAAGCGTCAATCACTTTTTCTATCTTTATGGAGTAATAATACCACTATAAATAAGGCCCCAACATTTCAATTATAAAATTACCACCGTATTCTTACATACATCTAATATTATCAACACAAGGAAAAACATAAAAAACTAAGATTTCTTATTACTAATTTCACCTAGCTTATCCATCCCATCACTAACAAATGAATCAGCTTTTTTTATCTCTTCTTCTAACTCTGAAACTCTGGTTGTTTTCACCTTTATCTGCTTTGCCTCAATCTCAATAAGTTCAATTATTTTGCTTTTATAAATTTCGTATAATTCACTTCCCGTGGAGTGCTCCTTCAGTTGTGCAGAATAAAACGTATGTTTATCTTTAACATCATTTAGCAGGGACGTTACAGCCTCATCTTTTAATTTTATTTTTTTTCTTTTAATGATTTCCACAATTACGATTGCCGCTATGGTACATACGCCACCACAGACTAATGGAATAATATATTCATACTCCTTTAAGCCATTGCAAAACCTATATATAAACACAAAAACAGAGGTCAGAACACCAGTAATACTGGGTGAATATATATCCAATAACTTCTTGACAGAGACAATATTCATTTTGAATCAATCTCTTTTAATTTATTTGATGTTAACTTGTACACACCCTTTAAGTTATTTGAGGCCACAACGACGTGATTTAATAAATTAATTATAAAGGTTTCACTAACATCACCAACCAAAGGAATGCCATATTCAAAAAACAAATCATCACCCTTTAGAATCGCATACCTCAAAGTATTACTACCTAAATTTAAAAAATTAACCACATAATTCGCACGACCATCCTTGCTTAATACCCCATCGTCAAAAGTTACCCATCCGTACATTCGTAAAGAATGTTTATCTTTATCCAGCCTTATATATAAACGCTCTTCATTTTCTATTTTAAAATCACCATCACTTTGCACTTCAAATTTAAAATTATTTTTATTAAGAAGAGTGCTAATAGTTTCTTCAGATAATTCAGATAGTTTAATTTCCATGTTATAATAACCTTTTTAAAATGTGAGACTTTAATTTTGCACATATTAACTTAAAAATCAATACCATATATTGGCGCTTTTTGTGGAGTGCGCCTTAACGATATGTTGGTTCTTTAGCTCACACCATCCCGTTCGATTTATTTCGGTTGTACTTTGCTTGCAGCAATTGGATAGGAGTCGGGCCACGATCTGCAGCAGGCGCTGCGATTGCCCGGCGTACCGGTGGCACTGGTTTACCTTCAAAGACACGCTTCTCCCATATGCCCAACAGATCACCCGCCTCGCGTGCCAGTTCACCATGCGTTAACTGGCGCTCTGTGCTGCGGTGGCGCAGCTCGACGCAGATGTGGTACATGACCGGTTGAGACCAGGGAAATTGCTCGCTTGAGGTGAACTCGAACGAACGGTTACGCCAGTCCCAGTATTCGGCGATCACCTGGTCAACGGTGATGCCCAGCGCCCCGCCGCTCAGCTTGCACCAGGCTACGAACTGGCCCGGCGATGGCAGGAATGGTCGCTCCTGGCGGCGGGCAATGCGCATACCTGCATCGACCTGGTCCATTGAGTGGATACCGTTCTCCTGAAACGCCAGCAGCCACTGACGGCGGAATTCGTTCAGGTCGTCCTGGGTGCGGAAGTTCGCCATGCTGGCCGGGAACGCGGCACGCAGCTGGTTGAACAGTCCGTTGAATACCTGAGCTACTTGCTCGACCGGCGCGTGCTCCTGGTACTGCTCTGGCAGGTTATGGGCTATGCGACTCATCTGCTCGCGATCGTGGTTACGTAACTGCTCTGCAAGAGATTTCATCGCATCACCTCATAGGCCCAGTCAGTATTGTTGAAGTCGAGTTCTGGCTTGTTACCTGTCGTTCCGGTTTCACCAGTGATTTGTTTCGTGCGCTTGATATCGAGCTGTGCCCACTTCTCACGCAGTGTCGAAGGGCAAAGCACGTTTCCCTTCCAGAATTTGTCCTCGCAGGCCCACTTGAACAGCGTGGCGATCTCCTTATAAGTTCTCTGGTCACGTTCTCGCATCAGGCGAATATCATTGGCCCATGCTGCATAGTTCGGCTTTCTGGCAGACGAAGAGATGCTTTGCACGACATCGAAGAGCCACTCTGCACAGCGAAGGTCTTCTGAGTTCCCCCACTTAGTTCCACTCTGAATTGCCGCTTCAGGTTTCAAGACAGCAGGTTTCTTTCCTGGCTTGTCAGAGGATTCGTCAGAATTCTCGGACGAAGAATTATTTATATTCTTGTTATTACCTTCTTGTTCATGATGTGCGGGGAATTGTGCGTCCTTATGTGCGGCATACCCATCTGAACCAGCGCCATTACTGGCTTCGTCATGTGCGCCTGTATGTGCGGCTTTATGCGCGGGTGAATCGTTCATTTTTTGAGCATATTCGACGTAATTCGTGATGGTGATCACTCTGCCTTTTCGCTTCTCTCCTTCGATGGAAATCATCCCTTCGCGGACGAAAACAGACAGCATTCTCTCCACTGCATCGCGGCTTGTCGGGTTGCCCTTGCGGTCACACAACTGAAGGCCAAGATCTGCAGCAGTGACGACCAGTTGACCGGGTTGCAGAGGCCATTGCTTGCCCTTGAAGAATGCCGTGTATGGCTGTCTGGCTGCGTCTATGAGCAGGTTCTCCCACAGCGCGCGCAGGAATACATCCTTCGCCCAGGACTTCTTCTTGATGCTCCGGTACAACGGGACGTAACCAGACTTCTGGTTCTCCATCCTGTTGCTCCTTGCGGCTGAGTGCGCCGCGAAATTAGCGTAAGCGACGTTCGACACAGTTAAACCTCCTGCGCCTGGCGTTTTGGATTAGCGTTTGTCATAATGCCCTCGTAATTTCTGCCTGGAATTACATCTGAAGGCTGGTTGTGTTGGCGCACACCAGCCTTCGCCATTTTTGAGCCGGTCATACAACCCCCAGCATCATCTGCACCATTTCCATCAGCGGACCTGTTAGCCCAGGGTCAACGCGGTACATCTCCACGATCCCCTCGCTCAACTCTTTCAGCTTCTGATGACGTGGAGCATCCATCGCGACAGCAATCTTCGCTTCGCTGGTTTCCTTCTCCATACGCGCCAGGCGAGCCATGATGTTGTCTTCTGGCAGCAAACGGTTGCGGAACTCAATCGGCAGAACCGCGAGGATTGCAGGAGTCAGCTGCCGCACGTTCTCGCGGTACCGTTCGCTGTTGAAGTGGTTGTCCAGGAAGCGAAATAGCTTCTGGCGCGCCCGGCTGATGTCGTCCGGAAAGCTGACGGCGGTACCGCCCTGCTCCCGGTATTCTTTGATAATCAGCGCCGAAACGACGTCCTGATTGTCCAGAGCCGACGACCATGCACGGACCGCATCGCGGATCTTTTCGTGGTCTGGCGCCGCTTTAGCTTGAGCGCGGTTTATCATCGCTCCCGGGTGTATTCCGGTATTGTTTTGATACGCAAGTGATTGCATTTGCATTCCCTTTCGTGGTTATAGCCGCCGGTCAGACGGCATGGTTGTCAGGGTGTGGAAAGATAGACGGCAGATCCGGGCGGAATTCGTGAGCCTGGATTTCACCACTAACCGCTTTCACCAGTTCAGGAACATGAACCGGTGAGATGCGTTTCTTTCCGTTAAGCCAGTCACAGATAGTGGACTGGGCTTTACCGCAACGTTTTGCCAGTTCTTTCTGGCTGCCAACGATGGCGATCGCTTTCTCTACTGCGGAGTTTTTCTCTACTATTGTGGTCTTCATAATCACCTCAGCTATCAGTTTAAGGCGATTATGATTATCACCCTAGCGAATGTCAATCGCATAAGCGATTTTTTGCCAAATAATCGCTTGAGCGATAGAGTTAAAGGAGTCATTAACAGAGGTGAATATGGGATTCTCGGAGCGCCTGGCGCAGGCAATGAAACATGCTGGATATACACAGGGACGATTAGCCAAAGATGTCGGTATGGCTCAGTCCAGCGTAAATAAACTACTGAAGGACGCGAGTGGATCTCGTAAGACCGTTGAGATCGCCTCTGTTCTGGGTGTACGGCCGGAGTGGCTGTCTAATGGTGAGGGGGTAATGGCTTCAAATGTTGCGAATGAATCTACAGCGCCATACCAAGTTAAACCGTCACTAAATGGGATTTACCGCGTGGATGTACTCGACGTTAAAGCCAGCGCTGGTCCCGGTGCTTTAGTCACCAGCGACTTCATTGAAACTATTCGGGCCATCGAATACACGACTGAACAGGCGCGCGCTTTGTTCGGTAACCGACCAGCTACACATGTTAAAGTTATAACCGTTAACGGCGATAGCATGGACGGAACCATTTCACCAGGCGATCAGATTTTCGTTGATATTGGCGTTACACATTTTGACGGAGACGGTGTTTATGTATTCGTCTTTGGTAAGACTCTCCACGTTAAACGCTTACAGATGCAACGTGATCGACTGGCAGTAATTTCTGATAACCCTATTTATGAGAAATGGTACGTTGAGCCAGAAGATGAAGGTATCTTTTACGTGATGGCAAAAGTGCTTCTAAGGCAATCGATCGACTACAAACGGTTCGCATAATCCGTACCTCTGGTTTATGTATCTTAGATTTAGATCAAGTTCTATGTATTTATCGTTGCGTACTAACCATTTAGAATTAGGATATTTCTTACAATAATCAAGGTGGATAGCTCTATCATGAAATGGATAAAAGTTGTAATTGCTGGTTCTTTACTCGTATCTACCACAACTTTTTCGGCTGAGTGGTTAGCCTCTTACAACAACGATGAGATGCGCGGAACTGCAACAAAATTTCTGCAAACAGAATCTGACAACGCTGTAGATTTTGATTTCCCTTACAATGGCGGTTCGAAGATGACTTTAGTTCTTCGTTCACCAAAAACTGAATTGAAGGGTGACCAAAAAGCTGAAGATCTAAAGCCTAATGAAGCAATGTTATTGATAAGCAAAGGTCAGTTCAGTTGTAACTCTTATGATGGTTGCGAAGTTTCAGTTAAGTTCGACAATGAAAAAATTCAGAAATATAAAATGAGTCCTGCCGAGAACGGTCGTTCAGATGTAATTTTCTTTGATAATTCCAACAATTTTATTAAAAACATCTTCAATCACAAGAAACTCATTATTGAGGCAGATTTCTACCAGGCAGGGCCAAAGCAATTCAAATTCAACCTAGAAGGTTACTCGACACCTAAACAAGGATAACAACAACCCGCTCCGGCGGGTTTTTTATTGCCCACAAACCTACCTTCCTCAATTCCGATTGTTTCACACCCAACTCCTATCGTTTTTTTCGTATTTCGTTAAAAAAATATAGCTTTAACATTCAACTATTTATCGCCTTGGTGATGATTAATATCGTTTTGGCGATTGACCGAAACAATCGCTTTAACTATCATTGCCCCATCGAAACGAAACATCGACATCTGAGCGAAGTTCGCCAGTTACGAAGTGGGGATTCGGTGAGGCGAACGTCGTCCACGGACTGTTCGTCCAACTTTAAGCAATGCGCATAAGGTATAACGCTCAGCTGGCCGGCTATAAGGCAAAACAGAAGTGAGCTTCGAGGTGGTGAACTGCAGCGTTAAAACGCTCAACTGTGAAGATCAGCACCACGGCATCACCAGCGAAGATCACTGAGTTCTGGCAACAAGGTGGGTGAGATGGAAAAAGCATACGAGGAATATTTTGAAGGTCTCGCCGATGGCGAGGTAGCACTCAGTTTTGCAGAATTTAAAGAGGCTCTGTCATGAAAACCGCGAATGCAATACCAAACAACGGTCGCGCCGTCCCAATGAGAAATAGCCGTACCGGCGCAGCCTGGCAGGTTTCCTATGACCATATCAACGGCACCTACTGGCACGAACCGCAGGGAAATCTGCGTCATATCCGCAGCCCGTATGCTTCGCGCACCATTGGACCGAATCTGGTTCCAGCAGGTACGCACTGATGAACACCCTTTTCGCGTTAGTGCTGACCATTGGCATGACCAACGGCGATTTTCAGGATGTGGTTCTAGGTGTTTATGACGACCAGAAACTGTGTGAACAGGCTGCCGTTGAACAGCAAGTTTCAGGTAGTTGCTACCCAGTTGAAAGGATCATCAGCAGCGACGAATTACCTGCTCAGGCAGACGTTAAGTTCTGAGGAAATGATGATGCAGACCAAATGCGGTTATTGCGGCAAACCGGTTAAACCGGAAGAAGTAATCAAAAGCACCCTTCTCTATCGCAACGGCTCACAGTTGGCGCGCAAAGAGAAAGAGTATTGTTCCAGACGTTGCGCTTCGCACGACAAGATGGCTCACGAAGGCTAACGTAAAACCCGCGCAAGGCGGGATCTACGTCCGGTGGTACCGACCAAAGTTACACCGGAAACAACATCAAAACCAAAGTTAACCCAATGGGCGCTATCAATGGTCCGGGGATTCTAACACCTAAAAAAGAGGATCTCACATGGAATTCTTTAATGTGGTTAAAGCCACTCAGAAATCCGGAAAGCAAGATGCAGTGCTCTGGTTCACTGCAAAAACTGAGGCTCGCGCCAACCTGATGCTGGACGTTGCGCTGGAAGATGCTGGCATCGAAACTGGCCGTGGTAAGGACTACGCCAAGCCTATCCGCACTGACTTCCCAATTGTTGATGACCTTCCGGAAGAAGGTGAAGTTGATTTCACCTGGTGTGATCGTTACGAACTTCAGGACGATGGGCGCACCTGGCTGCCAAAAGCCGCTGGCGAGTCTAGTGGCGCCGTTGACGTACCCTCCACTCCTACTCCGGCCGTAATCGTTGAAGACGCGACTGCGTCCGAAATTGTCCCGGTTGAAAACCGTACTCCAGCAGTCCGCTTTGCCGTCCATCTGATGATTGATAAATACCAGACTCATATCACTAAAGAGCAGCAGCTGGCTGCCAGCGAAATGTCACTGGACGAAAGCAATACCTATCTCCAGAACCTGCTGCAGGTTAAAAATGATGTTCCTGAAGTTGGCGAACTCAGTCTGAATGCTGAGTGGAAAATGATTCAGGCGATTAAAGACATATTCGAACAGGGTGAAGAGCACGAACCTGAAGTGATCGCTGCTTTCATGTCTGATTGGGTGAACGCAGAAGCAGGTGATCGCAATCAACTGGTTGAAGACTGGCGCAGTGGAAAGTTTCCTCTGCTCAAAACTGAAACCAGCAGCGGTGCTGACGTTACAACGGGTCAAGATATCACTGTTAAGGACGGCATCCAGATCGACGACAACGGCCGGGCCGAAGATGACATCGTCGGTGATGAAGTCGGTATCGAAGAGCAATCTCAACAGTCAGAGCAGCCGAACCTGATCGTCGTAGCCACCCTGCCATTCCGTCAGCGCGTACTGGCTCAGTTCATCGGTGATGGTGAATATCTCTATCATATCGACGCTGGGCAGAAAAACGAGATTGTACGCTTTGAGATGGACACTGATGACACGTACATCCAGAACCTGCTGCTGGCTGCTGAGAATGTGGAAGCATTCAAAAAAGCCATTGAACACGATATTCATAAAGTCGTGAATGCCGTTAAGAAAGTCTTCCCTGTCGAAGGTAAAAAACCGGAGCTGGCAACAGTTATCCAGTTCCTGACGGTGTGGTTCAAAACTGAATACATCGATCGCGGCCTGCTGGTCAAGGAATGGCAGAAAGGCAACCGTGTTGCGCAGATTCAACGCACTGACGTCAAAACCAATGCTGGCGGTGGAAATAAGACCGATCGCAATACCGACTACGTCCACACACTGGACACTCTGGATGTTGAAATTGCGCTGGCCACCTTGCCAATGGATTTCAATATCTACGACATTCCTGGTGGGGTCTACCGTCGCGCTAAAGAGATTGTCAGCAAGAAAGAAAGTCCGTTCAGCGAATGGTCTGAGGCGCTGCGCAAAACCGCTGGCATCCTAGACTATTCACGCGCCGCCATCTTTGCACTCATCCGCGGCACGTCATCCGAGTTAGTTAACTTTCCTGGGCGGTTGCGGGCATATATCAATGCCAATCTAACCGAAAATGACCACTCAACCCCCTCAGAAGAAACGCTGGCTGATGCTGGTCATGCGCCGGACGTCAGCTGGGAAAACGAGATTCACGAAAAGGTCGCAGCAGAGCTGAAAACAACTGCGGAACAACCACAAATCGCCAACATGGGCAACGGCGTATTCTCCATTGATGGCCTGATGGGTGATCAACAACCAAAAACAGATGACCGTTCACCAGTTAATGAGGAAACCACCAGCAATGTGCAGATGGAAGAAACTGTCAGTGATGAAGAACAGGCTGGTGATGAAGTGCAGTCAGGCGAAAGCAGTCTGGAAACTGGTGAAGGGTCACATACCGGCCAGCAAGCCGATGTAAACCAGAATGCGGATTCTGTTAGCCAAAACAGCGATTCTGTAAACCAAACTGAACCAGTTGCGGCACAAATCGAGCCAGAATCTCATTCTGACGAACCGGCTGTTGTTTACCCTGCTTACTTTGAGCCAGGCCGCTATGAAGGGTTGCCGAACGAGGTTTATCACGCGGCAAACGGTATCAGCTCTACCTAGGTGAAAGACGCACGTGTTTCGCTGATGTACTTCAATGCGCGCCACGTAGAGAAAACCATTATCAAAGAACGCTCTCCTGTTCTGGACATGGGTAACCTGGTACATGCGCTGGCGTTACAGCCAGAGCAACTCGATGAAGAATTTAGCGTTGAACCCGTAATTCCGGAAGGCGCATTTACCACCACGGCAACGATCCGCGCGTTTATTGATGAGTACAACGCCAGCCTGCCAGCGCAACTGAGCGCTGACGATATCAAAGCTTTGCTAGAGGAATACAACGCCGCTCTGCCTGCTCAGATATCGTTGGGCGGTTCAGTCGAGGAAACTAGCCAGAGCTACATGTCACTGCCAGAAGAGTACCAGCGTATCGAAGCGGACCAGAAGCAGACCGCTACGGCGATGAAAGCATGCATCAAAGAATACAACGCCACTCTGCCTGCACAGGTGAAAACCAGCGGTAGCCGTGATGTGTTACTCGAGCACTTAGCAATCATCAATCCTGACCTCGTGGCACAGGAAGCACAGAAACTGACACCACTGAAAGTGTCCGGTACCAAAGCGGATCTGATACATGCCGTGAAGTCTGTTAATCCGAACGCCATCTTCGCCGACGAACTGCTGGAGGCGTGGCGCGAGAATCCGCAAGGGAAGGTGCTTGTCACCCGCCAGCAACTGAGTACCGCGCTGAACATTCAGAAAGCCCTTCTTCAGCACCCGACCGCGGGCAAGCTGCTGACACACCCAAGCCGCGCCGTTGAGGTGAGTTACTTTGGCTTTGACGACGAAACCGGACTCGAAGTCCGTGTGCGCCCAGATCTGGAAATCGACCTGGACGGGGTGCGCATCGGTGCCGACCTGAAAACCATCAGCATGTGGAACATTAAGCAGGAAGGCTTGCGCGCCAAACTGCACCGCGAAATCATCGACCGTGACTACCACCTGAGCGCGGCTATGTATTGCGAGACCGCAGCACTGGACCAGTTCTTCTGGATTTTCGTCAACAAAGACGAGAACTACCACTGGATCGCCATCATTGAGGCATCAGCCGAACTGCTGGAACTGGGCATGCTCGAGTACCGCAAGGCGATGCGTGCTATCGCTACCGGCTTTGACACTGGCGAGTGGCCAGCGCCGATCACCGCTGATTACACCGACGAACTGAACGACTTCGACCTGCGCCGCCTTGAAGCGCTGCGTACTCAGGCATAAGGGGAATGAAGATGCAAAACACTAACGTAACTGTAGCTGACCAGAACGCAGTGATTAACTCCAACGTGGCCCTGTTTGATTCCCAGTATCTGAACGCCATCAGCGCGTTTGCTCAAATTATGGCGAAGGGTGCAGCGACAGTCCCCAGACACCTGCAGGGAAATCAGGCTGACTGCATGGCAGTAGCGATGCAGGCGGCACAATGGCAGATGAATCCCTTTGCCGTGGCGCAGAAAACGCACCTGATTAACGGCGTTCTCGGATACGAGGCGCAACTGATAAATGCCGTTATTTCACGCAGCGGCGTGCTGGCAAACCGCTTTGAATACGAGTGGTACGGACCATGGGAAAAAGTAGTCGGGAAATTCCAGATTCGTAAAGGCGACAAAGGAGAATACCGTGTTCCTGGCTGGACCCTTGCTGACGAAACGGGCATTGGCATCATCATCCGCGCAACGCTGAAAGGTGAAGATCAACCGAGGGAACTTGACCTGCTACTGGCACAGGCCAGGACTCGTAATTCAACGCTTTGGGCTGACGACCCTCGCCAGCAGCTCGCTTATCTCGCAGTTAAACGCTGGGCAAGATTGTTCTGCCCGGATGTAATTCTCGGCGTGTATACCCCTGATGAACTGGATGATCGCCGTGAAGAGCGAGAAGTTAACCCTGCTCCTGTGCAACACGTTAGCCTGTCAGAAATTTCTGGTGACACCGTCACAACCACACAAAGCGCACAGGAATCGTCGGTAAATATCGACTCACTGGCTGATGATTTCCGCGAACGCATCGATGCCGCTCAGGATGTTGATAGCGCCAAAGCACTGCGCGCTGATATCGAAAGCGTGAAAGTTACGCTGGGTTCAGCCCTGTTCACTGAGCTGAAGAACAAGGCGGTGAAACGTTATTACCTGGTTGATTCACGTAACAAGGTTGAGGCAGCCATCAACTCCCTACCATCTCCGGACGAGCCGGATGCCGCAACGCGTTTCGGGGAAGTTGAGCGAGTTCTGGCAGCGGCGAAACGTCATCTGGGCGACGAGCTGCACGATCAGTTCAGTATCACCCTGGCGGATATGAAACCGGAATACGTGGGCTAACAGATTTGGGAGGGTTCGCCCTCCCATTGAGGAGATGTAATGCGACTGATTAACCGAGGCAATCAGCAATCCCCGTTAGCGCGCCAGGCATGCGATATCGCTCTGGCCACTCATCACGAACGCTACGGTGACTACGGGCGGAGCAAGATGAAGGAGACATACACGGTGAGAGTTGAAGGCGTGAAGGTCTGGGTTGAGGTGGTTAACCGTAAGGCGAGCTACGTGGCCACGGCGATGACAGGTATGCATCGGTTGCGCGCGCGGCCTGGACAGGTGAGTTGATATTGAATTATCAGTGTAAGGCGGCAGGCCTGTTTATACTCGGCTTGCTGCCTGTGAGGTAAGCATGGCGCAGCTAATTTTTAATGAAGAGTGGATGGTTGAAGCGCGATTAGTAGAAAAGACCGGCTTGTCTGAAAGACAAATTAAAAGTTATCGGTTGAATTTGTGGATCGAAGGCGTGCATTTCAAACATCTGACAGCTCTCGGGGAAACTGACAATTCTAAAGGTCTGCTTTGGTACAACTATCCAAAGATTAACCAATTAGTACAGGAAGCATGATGGACTTTCCAACCGGCGTTGAGCTGCATAATGGAAAAATACGGATCACATTTACCTATCGCGGCAAACGTTGCCGCGAAGTCCTTCGGGGCTGGACGGTTAACAGCAGCAACATCAAAAAAGCCGGAAATCTTCGTGCGCTCATAACAAGTGAAATACAGCTCGGTAAGTTCGACTATGCGGAACGTTTCCCGGAATCCAAAGCGCTTAAGAAGTTCATCACAACCAAAAAAATCACCACGTTTAAAGAACTGAGTGATTTTTTTACAGACACCAAAGCCTTAGAGGTATCTGGTGCAACACTGCTATCGCTTACTTCGGTCGTAAATACGTTACTACGTGTAATCGGAGAAAATACCCGTCTGGTAGATATTGAGCATGCCGATATTTTGCATTACCGAAAGGAGTTATTAACCGGGACAATTATTAACCCGGCAATGCCGAATCTGGCCAGGCAGGGCCGCGCGCCCTCAACAGTCAATAAACAGATGGCAGTTTTATCAGAAATGCTTAAGCTCGCAAACCGAAGCCAGTTTATATTGCATGCTCCTTATGAAGGAGTGTCGCGACTCAAGTTATCTAAAAATGATCCCGACCCACTTTTACTTCATGAGTACCAGGCACTGATAGCCGCCCTTCCCCGTAGCCAGGCATTAATCATCATTGTTGCCGTTCATACGGGGATGAGGCCGGGCGAGATATGCGCCCTGGCATGGGAAGACATTGATTTGGTAAAAGGTGAAATCCACGTATCCAGAAGTTTGACGAATAAGCGAGTATTTGTACCCCCTAAGACAGATGCCGGAATAAGGACGATAACGTTGCTTAAACCTGCTCTGGATGCACTGAAGGAACAATACGAAGTCACCGGCGCTAATCCGAAGCAAGAAATTCGATTTCACCATCGGGAGATCGGAAAAACTGAGCAGCAATCTCTTCGCTTCGTTTTTTCACCAACAGCATATTCGTCAAAAAAAGGCAGTTACTTCTCCAAGAACTCGATTGCCTATAGCTGGAAGCGAGGCACTAAACTTGCCAATATCCGCGAAAGGAATCCTTATCAGTCACGGCATACCTACGCATGCTGGACGTTGATGGCCGGAGCGAACCCATCATTCATAGCGAGTCAGATGGGACATGAAGATGCGCGCATGGTGTACGAGGTTTACTCCAAGTGGATTGGCGACATGAACCAGGATCAGGTCAACATGCTGAACAATCAGATGCCAACAGCACTGCCCCCAGGGCGCCCCCACGGGCAGGGGAGCATGAGAAAAGTTATTTAATTTCATAGCGCTGCTTTCAATCCACATAATCAGCGTTAAACTATTTATACCATTATTTTAGGGAGAAACGATGATGCGCGTACTGGTTGTCGAGGATAATGCTTTATTACGCCACCACCTCAAGGTTCAGTTACAGGATTTAGGGCATCAGGTGGATGATGCAGAAGATGCGAAGGAAGCGGACTATTATCTGAATGAGCATCTGCCGGATATCGCGATCGTTGATTTAGGACTCCCCGATGAAGATGGTTTGTCGCTAATCCGCCGCTGGCGCAGTAATGAGGTTTCGCTGCCAATTCTGGTATTAACCGCGCGCGAAGGCTGGCAGGACAAAGTGGAAGTTCTCAGTGCAGGCGCTGACGATTATGTCACCAAACCGTTTCACATCGAAGAAGTGGCTGCACGCATGCAGGCACTGATGCGGCGAAACAGCGGTCTGGCATCGCAAATTATCTCCCTTCCGCCTTTTCAGGTGGACCTCTCCCGACGCGAGTTATCCGTCAATGATGAGGTTATCAAGCTCACGGCGTTTGAATATACCATTATGGAAACTCTCATCCGTAATAATGGCAAAGTGGTCAGTAAAGATTCGCTCATGTTGCAGCTTTATCCGGATGCCGAGCTGCGCGAAAGTCACACTATTGATGTCCTGATGGGGCGTCTACGTAAAAAAATTCAGGCGCAGTATCCGCATGAGGTGATCACTACCGTACGTGGACAAGGCTATCTTTTCGAACTGCGCTAA